GAAACCCCCGAAAAGATGTGGGAGTACTTTGAGGCATACCGGGCAGGGGTCAAGGCAAACCCAAGGACCAAGACGGTATTCCCCGGCAAGGATGCTATCCCCCAGCATGAGCCTTTGGAGCGACCCTTGACCTTGGAAGGCTTTGAGAACTGGTGTGCGGATGCAGGCATCATTGAGGACCTTGGGACCTATTTCACAAACAGGGACAAGCGATATGACGACTATGTAGCCATCTGTTCACGCATAAAGCGAGTCATCCGCCAAGACCAAATCGAAGGGGGCATGGTCGGTCAGTACAACGCAAGCATCACCCAACGGCTGAACTCTTTGGTGGATAAGCAGGAGAATCAGGTCTTTATTGAACAATGGACCGAAGATGATTGATGAAAGTCATAAACACCACCGCCAAGCGGAAGATTGAATCGCTGACCCATCGCAAACGGGTCATCCAAGGAGGGACCTCGGCCTCCAAGACCTTCAGCATCCTTTGCGTTTTAATCAAACAGGCTTGCACGAAGAAGACCGAAATCAGCATCGTCGGGGAAACCGTGCCTCACCTTCGGAGGGGTGCGATTCGGGACTTCATCAAGATAATGATCGCCAAGGGCATCTTCGTTCCGGCAAGGTGGAACAAGACCCTGCTGACCTACCAGTTCGCCAACCGTAGCACCATCGAGTTTTTCTCGGCTGACCAAGAGGCAAGGCTCCGGGGTGCAAGGAGGCAGGTGCTATTCATCAACGAGGCGAACAACATCGACTTTGAGTCCTACTACCAGTTAGCCATTCGTACCAGCGAGGCCATCTACATCGATTTTAACCCGACCCACGAATTTTGGGCGCATACCGAGGTCTTGCGTGAGGACGACTCCGAACTGCTCATCCTGACCTATCAGGACAACGAGGCCCTGCCTGATACCATCAAGAGGGACATCGAACTGAACCGCACCAAAGCCGAAACCTCTGCGTACTGGGCGAACTGGTGGAAGGTGTACGGCCTCGGTCAGGTCGGGACGCTTCAGGGTGCGATATACGAGGACTTCGAGGTGGTGGAGGGTATAGATGTCAGCCGTGCGAAATTCGTCGCCCTTGGGCTTGACTGGGGCTTTAGCAACGACCCTACGGCCTTGGTCGCTATCTACCGCCAAGGGGACTGCCTGCTCATCCAAGAACTACTCTACTCCACGGGTCTAACCAACCAAGACATCGCAGATAAGTTGCGGTCGCTCGGCATTACAAGGGCTTGGGAGATCGTGGCGGACTCGGCAGAACCGAAGAGCATCGAGGAAATCTATCGGTTAGGTTTCAACATCAAGCCAGCGGAGAAAGGTCCCGATTCGGTCAGGAACGGGATAGACATTCTCAAAAGGTTCAAGTTGCAGGTTACCAAGGATAGCACCAACCTCATCAAAGAATTAAGATCCTACACTTGGGCGACCGATAAGGAGGGCAAGAACACGGGGGTTCCGATTGATTCCTTCAACCACGCCTGCGATGCGATGCGGTATGTGGCCCTTAACAAATTGAGGGTTAGCAACTCAGGGAAGTACGTTGTGGTGTAACTTTGCCCCATGAACACCGAACGCATCCTTGACCTGCTAATTGAAATCGGCAAGACGCTTGCAGCCGTTTTCTTCATCATCACCCTTCTAACCCTCCTTTGGACCTTATGAAAGTCGTTCACTATTACCACATCTACTGCGGAGGGAACTGGCAGTTGATACTCAACCAACACATGATGGCGGTCTGCAATTACGGCCTCATCAATGTCTTGGACGAAATCCGTGTAGGCATCGTCGGTCCACCCGAACAACGCAAGGCGGTCAAGGAGGTGCTGGAAAACTCGATGGTGGCCGATAAGGTCAAGGTCGTGGTAACCCGAACCAACGCTTGGGAGCAGGCGACGCTGACTGAAATGTACCGGGCAAGTCAGGAAGAGGAAGCCGTGTACCTGTACGCTCATACGAAGGGGGCTGCGAATCCATCCTTGACCACCCAACTATGGGGCAGGTCCATGCTGTTCTTCAACGTGGTGGCTTGGGAGCGGTCCATGCAACTGCTCGAAGGCGTGGATGCCGTCGGATGTCATTGGATAACCAAAGAGCAGTTCCCACACATGGCTGACCACAACAACCCCGAAGGCTACCCATACTTCGGGGGCAACTTTTGGTGGGCTAAGTCAAGCCACATCAAGGAACTTGGAGAACCTGCAAGGGACCACCGATTCCGAGCAGAAACTTGGGTTGGCAAGAAGCCCGACACCAAGGTTCACGACTCCAACCCCGGATGGCCTTCACCTGAAAAATTCGTTGTAACTTTTTGATATGAAACTACTCGCTAACATCGCCTACCATCACAACCCCGAAAGGCTGCCAAACCTCATCCGGGTCATCGAGGCCATCAAGTCATATCCGGTGCAGGCCGACATCTTCGTGGACACTAACGACCCCGAAGTCGTGGGGCTGCTTGCGGACCAACCTGTAACGGTTCATGCTCACACGCAACTCTCACACCCTTGGATGCTGACTGCGGTCCATCGCACTCGCATTAAGGAAACCTACAAGTACTTTGACTGGGTGGCCTACTTTGAGGACGACATGATGCTGCCCAAGGAGGGCTTCGTCAACTTCACGGAGCGGTTCGATTCGATGTTTGAGGATGGCTTGTACCCGTCCTTCACTCGCATTGAAACCTACGACGACAAGGAAGGCGAATGCACTCCTGACGTGAACGAGGTCCTGCCCAGTTCCGTTTGGTGTCAGTACAACGGCAAGGATTATGTGAGCCTGCCGTTCTTCATCAACTACCACGCTTTTTGGATGTTCAGCGTCAAGAGGCTCAAGGAGGTCCTGACCCGAAGCCCCGAAGAACTCGACAAAATCCCCGACAACGGTCTATTCAGGGAGAGCCTTGCTTCCTTCCCGATTTGGTCGCTTGGCTTGAAGCCGATGTTGGAATTTACGGAGCAGGGAGAACTTGCGGACCATTGCAAGGTGTTCCACCTAACGAACAACTACAAACACGGAAGCACCAACATTAAAACCCTCTTCAAGCGATGAAACAACTCAACGCTCTACGCAACACGCCTCGGATGTACTTCCTGCCCATCGACTACCATTCGGGCAACAACCGGGTGGACGGCCTTATTGACCTTTGCCAAAAGTACCTCAAGCCCACGGACAAGTGCGTGGAGGTCGGTTCCTTTTCGGGGGTGAGCAGTCAAGTCATCGCCCTGCATTGCGGAGAACTGCATTGCGTTGATACGTGGGACTTCGGTGGCACGATGCCAGCCGAGCAGATGTTCGACCTGATGCGCCCGAATTACCCCAACATCGCCAAGGTCAAGATGACCAGCATCGAAGCATCGAAGCAGTATGCCGATGGCTCCCTTGACTTCGTGTACATTGACGCTGACCATTCCTACGCCTCGGTCGTTGCAGACATCAACGCTTGGAAACCCAAGGTCAAGCCGGGCGGTTACATCGCAGGCCACGATTCGTATATGCCCGAAGTCTTGAAGGCGGTCATGGACTGCCTCGGAGAACCCCTGCAATACTTCACCGACACCTCTTGGATTGTCAAACTATGAAACTCCAAGACCTCACCATCGACCAGTTCCAACGCATCGGAGCCATTGAGTTTTCAAGCGTCCTTGGGGACTACGACAAGCGTGCAGGAGTCGTTGCAATCGTTGAGGGGGTCGATATATCGCTCGTGAGGGAAATGTCCGCCAAGAGCGTCCTAAAGCGTTACAAGGCCATCATAAGCGAGTGGAACGCATTGCCTGCCCTTGGGTACAAGAGGAAGTTCAAAGCAGGGGGCAAGTGGTGGATTCCAACGGTGTTCACGGATGAGTTGACCGCTGGGCAGTTGATAGAGTTGATGGACGCAAACACCACGGACGAGAAGCAACTCCTGCAGAACCTTCACCGCATCATGGCTACTCTATGCCGGGAAGGCGGTCTATTCGGATTCTTCCCGAAAAAGTACGACGGGGCTGCCCATGCGGAGCGAGCCGAACTAATGAAGAAGCACGCCAAGGTCGGGGACGTTTGGGGCGTTGTCAGTTTTTTTTTGCTAAGTTCAGAACCCTACTTGAAAGTTTTGAGCGACTATTCCAAGCACCTGATGACGAAGGCCGAGGGGCTGACGTAAGCCCGCTTGCTGGGTACGGGTGGCTCATGGTCGTGTGGAGGATGGCAAACAAAGACGTGCTGAAATTCGATGCCATCTTTGCGATGAAGGCGGTGGAGTTCCTGAACTATGCCCTGCTGATTCACGACATTTTGGAGGCAGAGAGGATGGAAGCGGAGCGAGCGAGGCGCAGATAGACACTATCCGGCACGGGTTACATTTACCCACATGGAAACAACCATCCTCGCCAATGGCAAACCCGTAGGCAAGTTCGGCAGCGGTTCGATGAAGGGCATCGACGAAACCGCTTTGGAGGGGATTGGTTCAGTCCTCGGCCCCAAGGGTGGAGGCAAGTCGCCAACCCACGACGTGCTGGTCAAGTGGATTGAACGGGTCATCGAACTTGCGAAGAAGAACCTTGAAGCAGCGAACGCAAACGCAGGGGGAACGCTATCGGCATCCATCGCCCCCGAAGACATCGAACTATCCGCAAAGCAAATAGTCGTGGCTATCATGGCTAACCCCTATTGGAAGTACGTGGACCAAGGGGTGCGAGGCAAGTCCTCAAGCGCAAAGGCTCCGAGGTCGCCATTCCAATACAAAGACAATTACCCACCTGCCCAAGCAATGGCCGATTGGATAGCCAACAAGGAAAAAGCAGTTGTGCCGACCTATTCCCGTGAACTCAAGCGGATGCGTACCAAGCAGGAGCAGGGGTTGGTGGATGGCAGGTCGGTTGCCTATTGGGTATTCCAACGAGGAACACGGGCCACGAACTTCATGTCTAACGCCCTATCCCCTGAAATGATAGACGTTTTGGTGAACACCATCGCTGAAACCCTTGGCAAATCCATAAGCGTAGCAACCAAACTATAAAATGGCAACAACCGTCCTATCAGGGTCGCCCCAAGTGGCTACACCCGTTTACAACAAGATGCTATTCAAGGTCAGCGGTTCGCTGATTGCTCAACCAAACTACCGCTACGTCTGCGATGTCAAGAACCCAGCAGGGACGACCCTTGCCCGGTTGAAGTGCGACAAACTGCCCACCACCAACTTCGGTTTCTTCGACGTTGCCAAGGTGGTAGAAACGCTGATTGCACCGACTAAGCCATCGCTGACCCAAACGGGCTTTGTGGATCATGCCGGGTACTATTCGGGATATCGCCTCGACTTTATGGAGGAATACGGAAACACCCCTGTCGTTTACACGGGAATCGTTACCACCGTGTCGGGGAATGTTGCCTTTGCAGGAAACTTGGAGCAGTTGGAACTTGCGACTTGGAGCAGCACCCTTTATTTTCCAAGCACGGTCAGCGATGAAGTAAGCGAAGCCCTTACCTCCGTTGCAAACCGAATGGTTTACTCAAACGGCTACGGATGGCTCGCAGTAGGTCAGTCGGGAAGCGTTTACACGGCAGCGGCCGTTCAATACTTCAACTCGGCAGGGGTTTCGCAGAGGTCCTTTGAGGTCGCAGTTCCAAGCGGAATCGCATCCCAGACCATCAACCGCTTTGGTGCTGGACCAATGAACCTTAAATCCTTGACTTCGGGTCAATGCTCCGATAGTCAGGCAGGGTCGGTGAGTTTCCCAACGGGAGATGGAGCCTACTATACTATTGCCTTCTTAGATAGCGGAGGCAATACGACAAAATCATACAGGCACACGCTTGGCCCCTGCGAGCGGTTCAACTCCATCCCCGTTCACTTTCAAAACAAATACGGGGGCATTGACTCCTACACCTTTACACTCAAGAACCGCAAGCGGGCCAACATTACCCGGCAGACGTTCGGGTACAACTCGGACGTTTATGCGACCACGACCTACGACAAAGTGTGGGCAGGGGAGTTTGACTACGTTTACGCCCTCAACTCGGACTGGCTGACGGATGCCGAATCCGCTTGGCTGATTGAGATGGTCAGGTCCGGGCAGGTATGGCTTGAACTGGATGGGCAACTCGTTGAGGCTATTGTGAACGCCAACACCTACCAATTCACGACTCGCAGGAACGACCGCCTCACGCAGTTGCAGGTCGAGGTTGCCGTGGCCTACAAGAACAACATCCTATGAGCGTCACGCTAATCGCCTACCCAACCGCTGACTACACCTCCGACTTGCAGGCTTGGAATGCGTTCAACGACCGAGCCGATGCCGATGGTGCTACGAGCCGGGAGGACGCTTGCTTTGGCTGCCTGTTCTCAACCTTTGCGACACTTTACGACCAACCCGAACTGGCTTATGTGCTGGACACGATGGGAGGCACAGACATAGCCATCACGTTCAGCATTGACGACATAAACGACATAACCAAACGAAGGGGGTCGTTCTCCAAAACGATTGAGTTGCCTAATACGACAACCAACGCAAGCCTGTTCAAGTTTGCCTACAACGTGCAGTCATTCGTTGGTGGATTCCAACCCAACAAGAAGATTCGTGCTGCGATGTGGGAGGATGGGGTCCAAGTATTCAGCGGTGCGATGCAGTTGCTGTCCATGAGCAAGACCAAGGGCGAAGTAACCTACGAGGTCGGCCTGTTCAGCGAGGACGTGAGCCTATTCCAAGACATCCAAAACAACCTGCTCGTCAACACGGTAGGAGTTAGTGGGATGAACCACACACTGACCTCGGCCCACGTTTCTACAACTTGGACTGCATCGGGTGCGAGCGGTTACGTTTACGGCTTGGTGGATTCCTACGGAGCCACGGATGTAATTACGCAAGGGTGGTTTGCTATCCCTTACTGGAAGATGGGGCCGTCCATTTATGTCAAGAAGATGGTGGACCTGATTTTTGCACAGGCAGGGTATCGGTACACATCCAACTTCTTCAACTCGACTTTATTCAAGAAACTGGTCATCCCCTACTCTGCCGGGACGATTCCTGTCAACCTGTCGGGGTCAAACATCTTTGCGCAGTCAACTGGAAATGTGAGTGGTGCGAACAACGTGGATTTCACCGTATTATTTTCAAAAGACACTCCTGCTCCTTACTTTGACAATGCAGGATACTGGGTCGCATCGTCCAGCACTTTCGTCGCTCCGAATGTTCCGACCCGTTGGAATGTAAGCGTTGAGTTTACGGTTCAAACCGTATCGCCAACAGTTCCAAGCGTCCGAGCAAATATGAGTGTCAGGAACCTGACCGATTCAACCGATAATGCGGTCATTACCGACATAACGGTTCGCAATAATCAAAAGATGACAGTGGTGTTTGAGGATGTCACTATTCCTGCAAATACGACTTCAAACATAGGTTTTGTCTTTACTGCACCTGCCCTTGGAGGTGCTGGCACAATCTTATCAGGAGCCACAGTCTTATGGAATTGCATTGATAATCCAGCAAGCATCGGAGTCGTTGATATGCGGACCGCCCTGCCTGCTGACGTGAAGCAGAGCGACCTGCTTGTTGACCTTCAAAAGATGTTCAACCTTTACTTCATGCCCGATGCACAGGATCCAAAACTCCTGTACATTGAGCCGTTCAAGGACTTCTACTCCAGCGGTGTGGTTGACTGGACGCAGAAGGTGGACGAGAATCAAGAGCAGTTGTTGACCAATGGCGACCCGAACCAATACAAGTCGCTTGTGTTTAAGTACAAAGACATGGGCGATTATCTGTCCAAGACCTACAAGTCAAGCAATCCGCTCGCCAAGGAAGGCTATGGAGGCCGTCAGTTCTTGACGCAAAACTTTTACGGCAAGTCCGAGTTCGTCTGCGAAACCATGGCCGGGACGCTGATACCGGGTTCGTTCACGACCGATAAGGTCATCGGCAGGGCTTGGGACTTGGAAGGCAGCACGGCAAGTGGCACGGTCAAGCAGTTGAACACGGGCTACCGATTAGCGCAGTACAACTCCATTGCTCAAGGCACAACGTCTTGGTTCTATCAAACAGGCGTGAGCGGTTCGTTTGCTACGGGTGAGTATGTCGCCAACGTCCCCTTCGTGAGCCACATCGACAACCCCTATGCACCGACCGAGGACCTTGCCTTTGGGATTCCGAGGCAGGTCTTCTACAACGCAGTCAACGCAAGCGGTACGCCAATCACCTACACGAACAACAACCTTTACAACAAGTATTGGCTGAATTACATCACCGAAACGACCTCCAAGGAGGCGTTGCAGTTGGAGTTGACGATGGTCTTGAACT